GTATTCGGGGATATAGTTATATCCGTCGCTATGAATTGCGCCTCGACCCTGGTAGACCGTGAAGCTACGGTCACTGGTATCATGTCTAAGAACGTTGATATTCCTGTTCCGGCCCTGGCTCTGGGAAATCTTGAACCTGCAATAACGGGTACTGTATTCGGGGATATAGTTATATCCGTCGCTATGAATTGCGCCTCGACCCTGGTAGACCGTGAAGCTACGGTCACTGGTATCATGTCTAAGAACGTTGATATTCCTGTTCCGGCCCTAGCCCTAACGGATCGAGGGGTTATAATCGCCGTTACCTCGTTTAGGGGTATCATTACCCCCTCTCCGGCCCCGACCTTAACGGATCGAGGAACCACTACTGCCGTCACCTCATCTAACGGTACTGCCATTCTTATTCCAACCCTAGTGGGCCGTGGAGTTATAACTACCGATGCCATATCCGAAAATATGACCGTATTTATCACTGTCTTGACCTTAGCGGACCGCGAGGTTACAGCCACTAATGTTATATCTGGGCATATAATTGTACCTATAGATGTCCTGATCTTAGCGGACCGTGAAGCCGTAACTACCGATGCAGAAGATATAGTTATGGTCATTCCTAAGGTCGGCATGAACTACTCCCCCTAACAATAAACAGAGATTGGGTGGGAGTCCACCCAATCCCGCCTAGATAAAGGATTTTGAAATCTACGGTGTGGCTAAGGTGAAGATACCATTAGTGTTCCACTGGAGGGTGAAATTGCCAGCATTGGATGATTTATCCTCCTCGAAATCAATATAACCCAATACTGGTTTATCAGTGTTATTCTCAGGGGTATCATCATAAATTACTGCATATCGCGCTGTAATAGTGGAATTCTCCCATACTACATCATCTGCATCTAATTTCACCATGTTGGTATCAGGGTCGTAGGTTATGGTTTTCCCAGTAAGAGTGGCCCCACCCTCTACATAACCAGTTCCAGATACCTCACCAGTTATAGAACTCTTAAACTGATGGGTATCCTGATTTGGTGTGTAACTTGAGGTACACAACATAATCTTAATGGTGTCGGACAGCCAATCAATATTATGGGATTCATCTGCAGTTAGACCACCCAGCATACTAGCCAGAGCTAGTCCATACATTCTCGATATAGCCAATGAACCTTCCCCCTCTGCTAATTTCTTAAAAGCAAAAACATAGTCATCCCCACCGCAATTTAGAATGATAGAATCCCTACCTACGGCTGGATATATGTCACCTTGGTAATAATTAAACATATCATCTCACCTCCTAGTAGAGTAGTCATTACTACTCTATACTAAGGTCTGCGAACCACGCCTTGGCTTCATCATCATTGTTGATTAGGTATAGTTTCATGACATCATCGATTGTCGGAGTTATGTTGGAGAATGTAATAAGCTCCCACGCCCCACTAGCAGAATCCTGGGTAGCGGAAAGCGATACATCCTCACCCACCAATCTCACGCTAGGCTTCCTTTCCTCCCCAGCACCATTGTGCTTCACTTTTATTCTTAGGGTAAATGTCTGACCCCCACGAACAGGGACATCTACAACCCGAGCCCCAATCTCCTCAAGGCATATGGCGGGAGGATCATCAATTATGGAGCCGTCCCAATCTAAACTTGTTTTAGTGACGACACCAGGGCCTGGAAATGGCATACGACCGTCAACCCAAACGGGGTTCCCACAAAAATCTTCCTGAGCATTTGGATAACTCTCGTATGGATGAACACCCAGAACATAATGGAAATAATATCCACTACTACCCCCCTGGATCTCACATTCCTGTGCATCTTCGTCTGCAGACACTAGGAATCTCCATTTGAATTGCCTCATCTGAGTGCCACCAGATTGACCACCATCATCCCACATAAACGAGGTTACAGGAAATTTACGATCTGATTTAACCTCGAATGGAGCAGATAAGGTTTTGGATTTTCGGGTTACCCAGTTTGGATTATCCCCCTCCCCTGTATTTTCCTGCAATTCCACGGTAACTTCCCCAGTTTGTGTGGTTGAAACGAATGGCAGGGCTATACCTAGGCATACATCGCACTTAAGACCTCCATACGGTATTTCTATTTCTACTGGAGCAGACAGATCTACGACATCCCCCAAATTACTAACGACGGCCCATCCGATATTACTAATTATGTTACGTTCTACCGGATATTGTATCCACTTAAGGGGTAATATACTTTCCAAGACGTCGGGAATATACATCGGGATCGAACTAGGATTTGTTGATGTCAATCCGTCATGAATGATTATTTTAGTAGAACTGGAATCAAATTCCGACCCACACTGAATCGCATGGAAATTATGTAGTACACCAGTAAAATCTGCTCCGGTTTTACAACCAAATGCAACGCAGTTCGCCATTATAACCTTGCCACCATAATAGCCATAACTTCCACCTATGGCTAGACAGTTATAATAATCGCCTGACTGGAAACAATAATCCCCGCCTATGCCGACACAATGATACAATACGCATGACTCAAACCCGCCGGTGGAGCCAATCGCCTTACACCTAACTCCAATTATATTTTTGGCTCCTGTTCGGCCAACAAAAGTGCAATCATACGCATATGTTCTTTGTGTGATTATAGAGCTATTTATACTACCATTTATACCGCCACTAATACCAACGGATGTTACCCTCCTAAGCACACCACCTATACAGTGTATACCACTCCATGCCCCACCATCTACACGAAGATCCCAGAATTCACTAAATTGTAGCCCTTCCCAGGATTCGGTCCTCATGGCTATCGCATATGACTGAAGGGGTATTCCATCCTCATCTGTGGCCGTAAAACGTACTATGCCGGGTCTATCATCCACCAGATATTTAGCACTGGGGTCTCCACACCAGATCAATCTTTCTGTTTCGGAAAGACCATCAGTGGTGATTACTATACATTCAGTGCCTGTTGCGTCCCTGGTACTATATGTACCGGGTCCGAAATGAACATAAGTATCTCCACCTTCATGAGATTCCACATTGTCAACCGCATGTAGGAGGGTTTTCCACGCGGTTTGTGGAGTCAAACCATCATTGGAATCATTGCCATTCTGATCGCTAACATAGTAATGGAAATCTGCCATTATTTACCACCTACCTAACTTTAGTTTTTCTTTTCGCAGAGAAGTCAATACAATCTATAGTCACTTGGGCTGTAGTCTGTAATTTTAGACTCAGATTATAAAACTTCCCAGTCTTAACCCGGGACACTATAGTGTCGCCAGGGGATGCCGTGGGAATAGTAAGGGTATAAGGTTCTGAATAATCCCCGTCCCCCTCTTTCAAGTATAAATTAACCTCCCCAGAAGAATTAACATCAGACATAGTGATGGCTATATTCTTGACCTTCTTTCTTTTCCCAGCCGTACCCATCGTTAATGGGTCCGATACCCAGGTAGCAACTATAGCCTCACCATCATCCATAGTGCCTATGTCCAGCTGATATACCTTATTATCGCTAGCGGCACAATAGAGGGCATCACCATCAAGACAGAAATCATTGATGGAAAATGGAAAGATAAATTTGTTCCATCGTTGGGTTATAGTATCAAACAGTAAAACCGTGTCATTTGACGTCGAATTAGGCCCCGCTATCGCTAACCAGTAGTAGTTATTATAACCGATCGCGCAGGCATCCCTCAGTTTGTTAACATTGACCGCATCGCCCAGCCTACCTAGCCCGAACGATACGGGATAGATCGATGACCCACCATAACTATATACACCATCGTGGGATAACCAATATATGACCTCGTTAACGCTAGATATTACCCTTCTATTTACAGCCCCAATCGGTCCTATATATACCTTTTGGAAATCATCGGCACTGGACCCATATAGGGCATATGTTGAGAACTCGTTTATAAACACCATGTGGGTCAGGAGGCGTATCATACCCTTGATCGGGTCGCCAGCATTCTCCGAGACCTGCATGTAACAATCCATCGTCAGGTCGGTGGGTATCCCGTTATTGTCGAAGTCATTATAATAAGCGATGGTGGGATCAGGCAGATGGTTACACCATAACCGATTCTTGTAGGTCTCTATTACGTTAAACTTAGGGGATCCGGGCATATCAGTGATCGATACCCCATCATAGACAATGCGGTCCACCCCGTTACCCATGTACAACTTGTTCATATATGATACCTTGTCAAAACTGGGGTTAGCACAGTTCGATCTCAGAGGGGCCGCAAACCAGGACCAATCACCCAACCCGAAGTTGACCTTGAGGATATTAGCACCCTCGGCCCCTAGAAAATGTTTAACCCCCAACTTGGTCTTAAATAACATGAAGGAGCCAAGGCTACCGGGTGTCGCCGGTAATACTGCCTTGGACCCCTTCCGGGTTCTAAGTGATGTCTCCCGGACCTCGAAGTTACTGATATCCGAGGCCATCGTATCTCTCTTATTCCGTATTTCGGAGTAACCATCGAACTTAGACAGGGTGTATGTGAATTTCTCCATTTATGTCACCCCCGACGAATCCGGTAGGCCAAACTGAACTTTTTCCTCCTCTGGATGACGCTATTGTTCAAGGCAACATAGAATTCCTGTAATCTCAATTGACCCAGGGTGTTAGGTGCAGCATTATCCTCATCATCATTGGTCAAATGACGGTATGCGATCCACAATTCGCAGGGCAGGTAGAACACGGGGTCTACCTCCACCATATCCTCCACATCAGTTAACTCAGTGGGGAGGACCATGTAATGTAGCTTGAAGTGCCCATCATCCTCGAATATCACCTTAGGGTAATCGATAACAAAGGCTTTGTATCTCTCCATCTTATCCACCATATCGGAGGCACGAAACCTGTCTACCTTATGCACCCTCTCCAAGGTGATAGGGAGATCATATTCGGTCCCAGCCACCGAATTGGTATAATCCTGGGTCAACCGTATGAAGGCGTCAGCACCAAGTTTATGTTGCAGAAACTCATTGGTCCACATCAGACCATTGAGGTCTGTTATGGAATCGCCCTCGGTGAATGTCTCTGCTATTTCGATCAAATCCAGCACGGATTTAGACATTGAACTGTCCCCCTAATCCAGTATCCAGTAAGATGTCCCCTCAGGTATATTCGTAGGGTCCACGGCACCAGCGAAGATGGCGGTATCGGTGGTGAATATAGTCCCGGCATCAAATATCTCAGATGCCTCGAATATGGCGGATACTGTCGCATCCGAGTTGATAGCCGTTACTAGACTACCAGCCGCTATACTCTGGGCAACGCCTGAGCCATCGGTTGGCGATCCTATAGTTAGGGTTTTAGCCTCCGCGTCCCATTCAACCGTGGGTGCCACTATATTGGGCTCAGTATTTTCTACGACCACCACGGTTGTACCATTGAGTGACGCCGTATTGGATACCGTCGATATAGTTATCTGTCCCCCATCCTCCAATCCGGAACCAAAGGACACGGACTCCCCTAGGGCTATAGCCACTGGGTCTGCCTCGATGGGTATGGGCGACCCAATCACATCTGCGGTGGCCGTGTAATCTGTAATATTGGCGGCGGTTAACAGGCCCTGCACATTCCCCGGCATGAGGCCTGTAGGGACCCCGATCTCACTAGTAGTGGACGTGAGGGTAAGAATCCCGGTTTCTGCGTCAAACGATGCACTACCGCCGAAACTATTACCAGTTCCAGCCACCAGTTCAACGAAACAGTCCCCAGCCGCACCCTCAGCTATACGGGTTATACTGACCTTACCCTCCGCGGGGCTGGCCATGCCTAACGTCGCTATAGCAGGGGAACCAGCGCCCACAGTTCCGAAAGTGATGGTATTTGCTGTATTCGACAGTATCTTCCTTATATAATCGACGTCTCCCATAGTGAATATTACAATTTTATCCTTAAGTACATCCGCATCCATATCCTTGGATGTGTCTGTAAGGGTAGTGTCTGTCCCCCCTGTCGTCACGCCATTTATGATATATAGTGAATCAGCAGTTGGCTTCGTGATCACCGGGTTAGCTTCATCCTGGCCTATTGGATCCCCATATATATCTCTCATCTATGCACCCCTCTCCCAACTTCCGCAAGAGAAGTGTGGTATACCAACAATTTTATCATAATTATCGAGTGTCATGCTCTCCACCTTATTCCTGAGGTCCCTGGCACGACGCTTCTCGGCCTCATCCTCGGACCTTTCCAGTTCATAGATGAAGTCCTCCAACCTACGTCTGGTTAGATCACCCCACCGTAACTTATCCAGGACCCTACCATCCAGCTCCCCCGGCTTAACATACATAACATTGTGATTGCCACGGGAAATTAGGTACTCTCCCCTATCACGAATGAAGGAGAGGGAGAGGACAGGATCAATATCCTTGATCCTGTCAGATATACCGTAGATGTCTCCCTCAATATACATCTCATTACCTCCTAGGTTGCGCTCGAAGTTGGATGCTTGGTATCGAATATGGCCGAATCCGAGATCACATATTCGATCTCAATAATGGCGGCTGGGGTTGCGGCGGTGGCACCATTGGTGATGGAATAGGTGATCACATCACCTTCGGCCCGTCTACGATTAGCCAACGTGGCGGACAAGGTTAGGGGATCCACCACTCCCTTGTTAGGGAAGGCAACCCCATCCTCTGCCACATTATCATAGGTCTTGGAGGCGAGGGCGGTCGACCCGCACTCGACTAACCATGCGCTGGTGTTGCTGGCATCGACACCTACGTCGTCTCCCTGGGCTATGATGTTAACACCAATGACCTCCAGGGAACAAGGACACCGGAATAAGGGCATATCGGCGGCGCTAGTCCCGGCTGACAACGCCGCTATCGGAATAAAGACTGATCTCTTTTTCAGAGACTGATCCACGTTCTTTGCCTGTATCACGTTATACCACCCACCCTTCCGCTAGCCAGATTAAACTTCCAGGTCGGCCAGGAGAGCGTTCCTATTGGGAGCGGAACAACCCAGCGTCGCATAGAAGAATAATACTGCCTCATAGGCATCGAAGCCGGAAACACGGGACAGAACGGCACCGTCCTCTTCCATCCAGTCCAGATCGGACATGCGATAGATAGCCAGGGTGCTCTCGTCCAGGAAGTAGATCCGGCCAGGGAGACAATGGCGGTCCACTACGAACGGCTTGCCATTATACTCAAGGGCATCAAACCCGGCATCCATCTTCATGGTGTTAACGAAGCGGCCATCCGCCCTTACCAGGGCCAAGTATTTCCTCCGGACCGCCCGAGTGGTCAGTATCAGAGAAATTTCTCCACCCTCCTCCTCAGCGGCATCCCACGAGGACTGCATGAGATCCAGGGAATACTTTCTAGGTACACCACTATTAGCATCTACGTTAGCCTTCCAGTATTCATTCCCAGCGGTCGAGCGGTTGATACCACCGACCGTCAGGCCAGCCCTCGGGTTATTTACATCCACGATACCCCTGATCCCCATCATCTCCAGGGCGTAGGATCCATAGCGTGCAACATAGTCGTTGTCCGCTACATCAGAGTGGAGGGCGGCAGACATCGTAACGGTGGTAGCGCTGGACTTCGAGGCAATGGTTAGGTTCGAGGCATTCGCCCTGGCGTCCCCAGGGATAACGGAGGAGGGATCTACGATGTCTATCTTCATACCCTTCTTCAGGTACATAGCGCCGGGATCGTCGACGGTAAGGGTGGTACCGGTAGTTGGGTCGGTATTGACCAGACAGAGGACACCAGATCCATCACCATGGAGCTGTCTATTGAGGTCGTCCTGCAGATCCTTGGTCATCCCCTGGATCTCAGAGTCAACCGCGCGGACGAATGCACCCTTGTTGTTGCGGGAGGCCTTGATGACCGGGCCAGTTACCTGGATGCGGCCATAGTTGTAGCGGCA